TGAGTACTAGGAGAATAAAATGAGAATATCACCTAGTAAAATTAGAGATAAAAGAAACAAGAGAATCGCTTGGTCTATACTCGGCAGTATGATTATCGGTTGTGTGTTCTTAGCAGCCTTTGGATTTTGATGGCTAACAGACGTAGCAGGATCAGTTTACAGCTATCTAAAAAAGCTGACGAACATCTTAAGCTGATCAAAGAATCTACTGGACTAAGCACAAGCGTAATCATAGAAGGCATGATTATAGATTTTATGTCTGAACACGCAGAGAGGATTGAACGACTCAAATACTTTAGAGAGAAAGGAGAGAAGTCATCAAGCCTATTAAAAACTATTTATGAGAAAACAGACAAGGAAAACTAATGGCATTTTTCTACGACAGAAGCGACACCTATGAACGCAACTTCAAGAGATGGTATAAGTCTCACAAACTTGAGTACGAGGCACACAGATATCCTGCCTTTGATGAACCTACAGCAAGAGCCAAGTTTGACAGACACTTTGGTAGTAAAAAGATCAAGATAACAAGGGTGAAAAAATATTGAGAAAGTTCTTGTATATAGTCCAATTTGTAGTAATATAGGTAGGGTTAATTAATTGAAAAGGAGATAAAATGAAAAACTTAATAACAAATAGATACTACACAGGCAGCAATATCAATACACTTGCTCATGCAGGTTACACACAAAATGATTCTTTTGTGACTTTCAAACAAGCAATGAAACACTTTGAAGTGACAGGCGATATGCTAAAAGGTCTCAAAGGCTTAGGCACAACTCTTTGCTTCTACAAAGAAGAAATCAACAAAGAAACTGGTAAGAAAGAAAAGATCAGAAAACTTTTCACAGTATTCAATGTTGTAGATGTTGAAAGAGTCATTCAAGAAAATACATCAAACAAGGAGGCAGCCTAACGGCTGCTTCCCCTTGAGGGGTAGTATATGGAAAAAATACAAACCATCCTGATTGATCCTTACGATCAAAGTATTTCGTATGTGAACATATCCGATTCTAACATCCAAGACTACTACAGTGTCATGCAATGCAGTTGCTTTGATGTTGTAACCTTAGGCGGTGGAGTCATCATGTTCGTAGATGATGAAGGTATCTTAAAAGACAACAGATATTTCCAACTCGGATCACAGAACTTTGCAGGCAGATGTATCATCGCAAATTCTACTGACGATGGTGGGACTACTGATTGTTACTTAACCATAGAACAAGTAGCCGAAAAATTAGAGTGGCTACCTGAAGGACATAAAGAAGAACCATTTATGTCATTTGTAAAATTAGATTAATTTTATATAATGATTGTGTAGGTTAGTCACTCAACCTGCGGTTAATAAAAGGAAAGGGGAGATTTAAAAGTCTCCCTTTTTTTATGAAACAAAGATAACAAAAACACTTGCATATAAGCCATTATGGTCTATACTGTAAGAGTATTAATTATAAATTGAAAAGGAGATAAAATGAAAAATACAATATATAACATTCTTAACATTAGAATAGCAAAAGTAGAAGAGGTTCTTGAATCATTTGGATCGGAATATTTTACAAATGCTGAAGAACAACAAGTTATAAATTCTTTACAAAATAATTTTAGCCTTAATAAAGATGAAGCTAAATTAGCCTACAATGTAGGAAGAAGTCGTAACACATATATGGAGCAGGCATAAAGCCTGTTCCTTAACTTGAAGGAGATACTATGAAATTTCACAAACAAATCAAACTAGAAGGCTTCACACAGTCTGAGATAAAAGACACACTTGAATCTAAGGGTCTGAAATTCCGTTACATGAGACAAGAGTTTTCATGGCAAGAAAAACTTGAACTCACAAATGGTTTCACAAAAGTACAATTCTTAATTGAAGATGATCTTTTAGAAATAAGAGGAAACGGAGATTATGATGTATGGTCTTGGGCAGGAGAAGTATCAACATATTTCAAACAGGAAGTAGTTGAAACTAGATACACAAAATCAGACATCGGATATGAGAGACACGGTTGGACTCATCAAAGAACCAATGGTCAAGAAATAAATGTCGTTCAGTCCAGTGACGAAATACAGTAAGGGAGACGTTATGAATAAAGGGGGTCAATAGACTCCCTTTTTTTTGTGTTTTAGAACAATCTGTAATATAGTTTGCAAAAGTTGTAGACTAAACATAGAACAATCAGTGGATAAAAAAAGCACAGTACAAAGAATGACACCTGATCTAGCAATGAAGCTTAGGACAGAATTTGTGCAGGGAATAGAAATAGAAAGCGGTGAGAGACAATACTTACCTATTGTAGAGTTAGCCACTAAGTACAATGTCGCACAGACTACACTCTTTAGATTGTCACAGAAAGAGAACTGGAGAGATCAGAAAGAACAGTTCAAAGTACAACTCCAAGAGAAGATGGACGAAGAAACTGCAAAACAGATGGCAGTAGAGTCTAGGAAGTTTGACTCTAAGAGTGTCAAGGTAGCCAATCAACTGATGGAGATAGTTCATGGTAAGGTCTACAAGAACCTTAAAGCCTTAGAACTAGATTCTAAAACAGATAACCCCAGTCAGATACTAAGTCTAGCTAACACTGCAGTAGCAGCACAGAGATTAGCTAAATTAGCATTTGGTGAATCAACTGACTCTATAAATATAAATGGAAGCATCCAACAAACTGAAGCCTTCACAGAAGTTCTTGAACTCTTGGACACAGTTGCAGAGCAACGCACAAAAGGCAACGATAAACCTATACACTGAGTGGCTCAACACCGCTAGAGCAAAACAACTTCAACCTTTAGAGGAACATTACATTTGGCTGATCTTAGCAGGAAGGGGTTGGGGTAAGACTAGGACAGGCGCACAAGACATAGCACTCTATGCTTTAAGAAATCCAAACAGTATATGTGCAGTAGTTGCCCCTACTCATGGTGATCTAAGAAGAGTTTGTTTTGGAGGCAACAGTGGGTTGCTTTCAATAATACCTGAAGAGTGCTTTTTAAAATCTAATGATCAAAAAGGCTATTCATCAAGTGTATCTGAAATCCGTTTAGAGAATGGTTCAAAAATAATAGGCTATGCAGCACAAGAACCTGAAAGATTAAGAGGTAGTCAATTTCATAGAGCATGGGCAGATGAATTAGCAGCTTGGAGATATCCTCAAGCTTTTGATCAATTAATGTTTGGGTTGAGATTAGGAGATAATCCACAGTGTGTAGTCACAACAACACCTAAACCAAGCAAAATGATCAAAGATTTAGTCACAAGAGAAGATGTTTATGTCACTACAGGAAATACCTTTGAGAATGAAGAAAACCTAGCTGATACCGCATTGGCTATGCTCAGAGAAAGATACGAAGGAACAACTATGGGTAGGCAAGAGTTGTATGCTGAGATCATAGAGGACTTTGAAGGTGCTTTATGGAGCAACAAAATGATAGAAGAACAACGCTTGAACGAGAATGAAGAAAGAGATTTAAAGCAAATAATAGTAGCTATAGACCCTGCTGTAACTGCTAATGAGAACTCTGATGAAACAGGAATCATTGTTGCAGGTAAAGATTACAACGATAGATACTATGTATTAGAAGATGTATCAGGTCGTTACACACCTGATCAATGGGGCAGGAAAGCAATAGATTGCTACTATGACTGGCAAGCTGATAGAATAGTAGCGGAAGTAAATAATGGTGGAGACTTGGTTGAAAGACTATTACGAGGAATAGATTCCAATATTCCTTACAGGTCTGTTAGAGCAACTAGAGGTAAACTCACAAGAGCAGAGCCTATAAGTGCTTTATATGAGCAGAAGCGAGTTCATCACGTTGGATATTTTTCTGAACTAGAATCACAGATGTGTTCTTATACAGGCGAAACCAAACCTTCCCCTGACAGGTTAGATGCTTTAGTATGGGCAATGACCGAACTCAGTAAGTCTAGGGGTGAGGTGAATTGGAGGATTAGCTAATGGCAACAATACTGGACAATATAAGAAACGCATTCACACCTAAACCTGCGGAAAAGAAAGACGTAGGTAACATGGTTGGGTATTTTGGAGTGGGTACGTCAAAGTCAAAGAATTACTCTTATCAAGATTTAGCCGAAGAAGGCTACATGAAAAATTCAATCGTATTTCGTTGCGTAAACGAGATAGCCAAAGGTGCTAGCGCAGTACCATTTATGGTAAAAGCAGGAGATCAGGTCTTAGATAGTCACCCTATCGTCACCCTATTGAGCCGACCTAATCCATTGCAATCCCATAGTGAGTTCTTCAACAGCATCTTTGGTTTCTTATTACTTAGCGGTAACGCTTACATTCTTAAAGTAGGATCAGAAGTAGGCGCACCTAAAGAGTTACACCTGTTGAGACCTGACAGAATGGTTGTCAAAGGTGGTAGTAATCCAATACCTGACAGGTATGAATATGTTTTAAATGGCAGAGTACAAGCTACATATCCTGTAGAAGAAAGAACAGGATTTAGTGAGGTCAAGCACGTAAAGCTATGGAATCCACTAGATGACTTCTATGGTCTATCGCCAATGTCTGCAGCAGCTATAGAAGTTGACCAACATAATATGTCAGGCAAACACAATATTAACTTACTTAGTAACGGAGCAAGACCTAGTGGAGCAGTAGTATTTAAACCACAAGATGATGCAGGATTTGCTGTGAATCTAACAGAGTCACAAAGACAACAATTACTAACAGACCTTAACAATAGATTTAGCGGTACTGCCAATGCAGGTAGACCATTACTATTAGAAGGGGATTTTGATTGGAAAGAAATGGGATTGAGTCCTAAAGATATGGACTTCCTTAATCTTAAACAGATGGCAGCAACAGATATAGCTATGTGTTTTGGAGTGCCTAGCCAGTTAGTAGGTGTATCAGATGCACAGACTTATGCAAATGTAGCTGAAGCAAGATTGGCTTTATATGAAGAGACAATCATCCCACACTTGAGAAAACTAGAATCAGACTTTAACGAGTGGCTTGTACCAATGTTTGGTGAGAATCTAGAGTTCTGTTTTGACATAGACAAAATACCTGCCTTATCTGAAAGAACTAAACGTATATATGAGAATGTAACCTCAGCAGTCAGAGAAGGGATAATGACTAGAAACGAAGCTAGAGAAGCTATTGGTCTATCTCCTATTGATGGTGCAGATGATCTTTATATATCAGCGACACTATTTCCAATAACATCTGATGATGTAGAAGAACCACAAAATCCAGTAGCTGAAGAAGAGTTAGATGCTTATGTAGAAGATGAAGATATGGATTTAGACTTCTTAGAGGAGGACGAAAAAGCTTTAGCAGATATAGACACAAAACCTACCGATAGCATGGCTACAGAAGCAGAGAGAGGCTTAAACTGGAGAAGAGAACACAATAGAGGCGGTACAGCAGTTGGTGTTGCAAGAGCAAATCAGTTAGTGAACAAAGAAAACCTATCTATCAGCACAGTCAAAAGAATGTTTAGTTTTTTCTCTAGACACGAAGTAGATAAGCAAGGACAAGGCTTTGATCAAGGCGAGGATGGTTATCCATCAGCAGGTAGAATAGCATGGGCATTGTGGGGCGGTGATGCAGGTTTTGCTTGGTCAAGACGTAAGGTAGAACAAATCAAGAGAGAAGAAGAGAAATTCTTGGCTCTTGATAACCATATAGAAGTCAAGCTAACAGAACACAAAGCAGTCTCTGGTGCAGTTAAGAAAGGACTACAAAAGAAAGTAGATGATCATAATGATGAATATGGTGACACTGCTACGAAAAAAACAAATCTAAGAACACTCACAGCAGTGTTTGAAAGAGGAGTTGGAGCATATCGTACTAATCCATCTTCAGTTAGACCAAGTGTAAGCAGCGAAGAGCAGTGGGCATATGCAAGAGTAAATTCTTATCTATATGCACTCAGAAACGGAAGATTTAGAAGCGGTAAGCACGATACAGACTTATTTCCACAAGGACATCCATTAAGCAGTAAATGATCCCTTACAAAAAGCAGATTAGCAGATTCCGTAGAGGAAGAGTTAGTGTGCAGAGGGAGGTAAGAAAACAGCTAAGAATTCGCAATAACTTAGAACGTGGACTCTTTCGCAGACTAACTTCTTTATTCGGTAAGTTCGTTAATACTAAAGCATTTCTCTACAGGGAGTTTGGACAATTTGATCAAACTATTGCTGCAAGAGAATTGCAGGAAGAATTTATTCCAACCATGCAACAGCACTATCGCAGGATATTTCGTACCTTATATGCAGAAAATAACAGGACTAACACTCTAGAAGAATTAAAAGAAGAAGCATTGGTATTTGGAAGAAACGTAGACTTAGAACCATTGATAGAAGAATATTATAGGTCTAGACAACTTTTGTTGGTTGGTGTAACTACAAGAATATCAAACAGAGTTGAACGAATCATAATATCAGGTAGAGAAGAAGGACTTACTCTTGTGCAGATAGCACAGAATATAGAACGTAATGTGAGACCTATCACAAGAACTAGAGCAGCTACTATTGCTAGGACAGAAACACACAATGCAGCAGGTTTCGCACATCATAAATACTATGAACAAGTTCAAACAGACTATGGTTCAAAGCTTTTAAAGAGATGGGCAGCCACAAATGATTTAAGAACAAGAAGTGATCACGCTATTGCAAATGGACAGGTTAGAGATATGAATGAAGATTTTATAGTAGGTGGTGCATCTATGGCTCACACAGGAGACCCAAAAGGTGGAGCAAAAAATAATATAAATTGTAGATGTGTGATAATTTATGTTGATGAACAAGATGTTGTGTCTGATTAATCATTGAGATACTATATATAGGGATAAATTTGGAGATAGCACTATGAGCAGTGAATTAACATCTAATGAGCCTGATTTAGCTGTCCGTACAGAGGAGTACGATTCCCACGAAGATTCTAATCAGAATGACGATTTAAAAAGAGAAGTAAGCAAAGATGTGTTTACTACTGAAGATGAAGCAGTAGCAAGAGCAGAAGAAATAGGCTGCACAGGCACACATAGTCATGATGATGATGGCAACACAGTCTATATGCCTTGCGGATCACACGCTGATTACACTAGGTTGACTGGAGAGGAACTTGAGAATGAAGAGTCAGGTTATGGGTATGGTGGTCGTATGAAAAAACCTAAGAAGCCTAAGAAGAAAGAAGCTTGTGGCTGTGACGATAATATATCTGAATTAAAGTCTTATATAGAAGTACACTCAGAGATCAAAGCTGACAATAATGAAGATGGTACTTTTGAAGGTTATGGTTCTGTATTTAACAATACAGACTTAGGTAATGACGTTATCAAAACTGGTGCATTTACAAAAAGCCTAGCAGAACGCGGAACAAAAGGTGTCAAGCTTTTATACCAACATAAATCAGATATGCCTATCGGTGTGTTTGATGAGATAGTTGAGGACAGTCATGGACTAAGAGTTAAAGGCAGATTGGCTCTAGGTACAACAGCAGGCAGAGATGCCTATGAATTATTAAAGATGGGTGCATTAGATGGTCTAAGTATAGGCTTTCGTGTCAACCCTAAAGAGGTTTCTTATGATAAGCGCAAAGGGCAGCGTGTTATCAAAGAGGTAGACTTAATGGAGATAAGCCTTGTAACTTTCCCAATGAACCCTAAAGCTACGGTTCGGCAGGTAAAGGGAGAGGAAATATCCATAAGGGAGTGGGAGAATGGAATGCGTGATGCTTTCAACTTATCTCGTTCAGAAGCAAAGGTTGCAGCAAAAGCTGTAAACCAAGCATTTACTCAGCGAGAGGTTGATGATAATGCAGAAATGGTAGAAGCCATTAAACAATTAACATTAACTATAACCAAACTCTAAGGAGCAATTATGTCTGAAGATATAAAAAATGCTGTTTCTGAAATTGGTCATGCTTTTGAAGAATTTAAAAAAGCAAATGACGAAAAGTTAGAAGCACTAGAAAAAGGGCAAAATGTTGATACTTTAGTTGACTCAAAACTTGAAGCTATTGAAGAAAAGCTGAATGGTTTAGAAGACATCAACCAAGAGATCACACAAGCCAAGCAGGCTCAAGAAGGAATCAAAGAGCAGGTAGAAAATCTTGAAACGGTCATGAGAAGACCAAACTCAGGATTAGAAGCCAAGCAAATTGATGAAGGTCTTGAAGCTTTTGAAGCCTACTGCAGAAAAGGACTAGAAGGTCTTGATGATGCAGAGAAAAAGGCATTAACTGTCAGCAATGACAACACTGGTGGATATCTAGCACCACCTGAATATGTAAGAGAGTTACT